TCTATTGATACAGCTAACTTTGTTTGTCATAGAACAAATAAAACTAAAACTGAATTAGTAGAAATGGGATATGATAGAGATGTAGTAGATTCTCTACCAACTGGTGATCCTGATTATTTTACAGAAGATAAATTTATTAGACATCAAAACATAGACTTTTCACATGGAGAAGCTGATGGTGATAAATCTACACAAGATGTATTACTTCATGAATGTTATGTAAGAATGGATCTTAATGATGATGGTAAATCAGAACTTGTTAAGATTTGTGTAGCTGGTGATTCTAAAAAATTATTAAGCATAGAAGAAATGGATACAATGCCATTTATATCTATGACGCCAGTTATCATGCCTCACAGATTTCATGGTAGATCTATTGCAGAATTAGTAGAAGATATACAATTAATTAAATCTACTGTTATGAGACAAATGTTAGATAACATGTATCTAACTAATAATAACAGAGTTGCAGTACAAGATGGTCAAGTAGCTATGGATGATTTATTAACTAATCGTCCTGGAGGAATAGTTAGAACTAAACAACCACCTGGTAATGTAATGATGCCTATACAAGCACAACCAATTACAGAACAAGCTAGTGGTATGTTAGCTTATTTAGATTCTGTAAAAGAAACTAGAACAGGTGTAAGTAGAACATCGCAAGGTTTAAATGCAGATTCATTAAATCAAAAAACTGCAACTGGTATGAACCAAGTATTAACTCAATCTCAAATGAGAATGGAGTTGATTGCTAGAATATTTGCAGAAACAGGTGTTAGAGATCTAGCACTTAAAATGTTTGAGTTGGTATGTAAATATCAACAAAAAGAAAAGATTGTAAGAATCAGAGGTAAGTATATACCAATGAGACCTTACGAATGGAAAGATAGAATTAATGTTACAGTCCAAGTAGGATTAGGTTCTGGATCAAAAGAGCAGCAGTTAATATTAACTAATGCTATTTTACAAAGACAAATGGAAGCTATTAATCTTCAACAGAATGTATATGGACCAATGGTTAATTTAAGAAATATATACAATTCTTTGAAAAAATTAGTTGAACATGCAGGTCTAAATAGTGTAGAACCTTTCTTTATGGATCCTGACGTTGGTGCATCTCAAATGCCACAATTACCACCTAAGCCTCCAACAGAGTTTGAAAAAGTAACTCTAGCACAGGTACAAGGTGAGAATCAAAGAGCACAGCTAAAAGCTGAAACTGATATTAAAAATATTGAGGCAAGAATGAGACAAGCTATGTTAGAATTTGAGTTGAAAATTAAAGAACTTGAATTAAAATATGGTAGCAAAATTGATGAAGCCAACTTGAAACGTAGATCAATGTTAGAACAAACTGATCTAAATAAAGCAGGTGACTTGATGAAAGAAATAGTAAGAGGACAAAACCAATTCTTTAACAATGGACAAGGAAAAACAGATCAGGGAGGGCAAGAGAGCAGAACAACTTCTGAACGATCCCCTTCTAAAGACAGCATTTGAAGATCTTCTTGAAATATATAAACAAGAAATCTTTAATACAAAATTCACTGAAGATGATAAACGTACATATCTTTGGGTAGCCTACAATCTTGTAGATAAAATCAGAGGTCATTTACAAAGTATCATGACAAGTGGAAAACTAACTCAGGACGAGTTAGATAATCTAAATAAAAGAAGTTAAGCTAACGCAACTTCAAATTCGTCAACCATGAAAGGAACGATATGTCAGAAGCAAATAATATACATGGTGCTGCTGAAAAGATTTCAGGATTATTGAATCCAAAAGATCAACAAGAAACTGAAACTAAAGCAGAACCTTCAGAACCTGTAAGTACTGAGACACAGGAAACTCCAGAGAGCCAAGCTGAGTCTGAAGCAGCTCCAGTTGAGCAGGAAACTGAAAATACTGAGGTAACAGAAGAAACACAAACAGAATCACAAGAACCTAATCTCCACCGATTAAAAGTAAATGGTCAAGAGATTGAGGTAAGCCTTGATGAACTGAAAGCTGGATATTCTAGAGACTCAGATTATAGACAAAAAACTCATTCTTTGAGTATGGAAAAGAGAGATCTTGAATCTCAAAAGAATAGTTTGCGTCAATCTTATGATGCGAAACTAACAGAGTTGAATGAACTTATAGCAACTGCTGACGCAACTGTCAGACAACAACAAGGAAGTGCTGATCTTCAAAGATTATACGAAGAAGATCCTACACAAGCTGCTAAGTTGGATTATGAATTAAGACAACGACAAGTACAGCTTGATGATATGAGAGCCAAAGCTAGAGAAGCTCAGGCTAAACAATATAGTGATTTTCTTGAAACACAGCGAGAGTTAGCAGCTACAAAAATACCAGAGTATAGCGATCCAAGTAAAGCAGATCAATTCAAACTTAATATGCGTAACTCACTTAGAGGATATGGATTTAATGATGATGAGATCGGATCACTTGCAGACCATAGATTTTTAATGGTTGCAAAAGATGCAATGAGCTATCAATCTTTGAAAGATAAAAGACCTATCGTTCAAAAGAAAGTAGCAAATGCTCCAAAGGTTGTTAAACCTGGTGTTGCAAAGTCATCAGCAAGTTCTGGTAGAGAGCAAATAAGAAATAAAATTGGCAAGTTACGTAAGACAGGAAACATTAATGATGCTTCTTCTGCAATACTTGACATTATTAATCTTAAATCTCAACAAAGGAAATAAACAATGGCACAACCAACTAACACGTTTGATACGTATGATTCAGTCGGTGAAAGAGAAGATCTTTCTGACGTAATCTACAGTATCTCACCAACAGATACGCCATTCATCAGCTCAGCAGCTAAAACAAAAGCTACTGCAGTTCTTCACGAATGGCAAACAGACGCTTTAGCAGCAGCAGCAACTAACAATGCTGTTATTGAAGGCGATGAAGCAACTTTAGATGCAGTTTCTGCAACTACTAGACTTTCAAATAGTTCTCAGATTATGGACAAAACTGTTGTAATCACAGGAACACAAGAGTCAGTAGACAAAGCAGGTAGAGCATCTGAGTTAGCATATCAAATTGCTAAGAAAGCAAAAGAACTAAAAAGAGACATGGAAGCTACAGTAACTGGCAACCAAGCAGAAGTTGCAGGTAACTCATCAACTGCTAGAAAATTTGGTTCTTTAGGTGCTTGGATCGAAACTAATGACGATCTTGGTGCATCTGGTTCATCAGGTGGAGCTGGTAATACAGCAAGAACTGATGGAACTCAAAGAGCTTTCACAGAAGCACAATTAAAATCAGTAATCAAATCAGTTTGGAATGAGGGTGGTGATCCTTCTATGATTATGGTAGGACCATTCAACAAACAAAAATTATCAGGATTTACTGGTAATTCAACTAGATTTGATGCAGGTGCAGACGCTACATTATACACTTCTGTAGATGTATATGCATCTGATTTTGGTCAATTACAAGTAGTACCTAACAGATTCTCTAGAGATAGAGATGCATATGTGTTAGACATGAACTACTTTGCAATAGCGTTCCTAAGAGACTTCAGTATGCATGAACTTGCAAAAACTGGTGACTCTGAAAAGAGACAGCTTTTAGTTGAAGCGACTTTAGAGTCTAGAAACGAAAAAGCATCTGGATTAGTTGCAGACTTGACTACATCATAATAATTAAACTGTTTGGGGGAGTAACCTATAAATCTGCTCCCCCAACAGATTCTATAAAAATGAAGATCTGAGAGAAGGTTAAGATCGGAACATTTAAGGAATATAATGAGAACATTAAACGACTATTTTTTACATGCTGAAATTGCTGACATCAGCACAGCATCATCAACTTTTGTACCAGTACCTGATTCAGGTAAAATAATTAAAATTATTACATCATTACAGGGAGCAATCTCTGGTGGTAATGCAGGAATATCTTTTGAAATAGGTGGAACTGCTGTTACTGGTGGTGGAATAACTGTTGCACATTCAGGTTCAGCAGCTGGTGATATAGATACAGCAGAACCTACAGCAGCAAATGATGTCCAAGAAGGTCAAGCTATTGAAATGCTTACTGATGGTGCATCTACTGGAGCTAACAAACTTAACGTAACTTTTGTAATAAGAAGATAAGGAGTAACATGTCACACATTGCGATGAGACCTGTTACTACACAAAAAGTTAATTCATCAGGAACATCAGCTCAATCATCAGCATTTGGTTCTAATATAGAGTACGTTAGAGTAGTACCAGATGCAGATTGTCATATTGAGTTTGGAGTTAATCCTACAGCAACAACTTCTAAAATATTTTTAGAATCTAAATCATCAGAATACTTCAAAGTATCTGAAGGTGAAAAAGTTGCAGTTATAGGATCTGTAAATTTATACGTAACTGAATTGACAGAGTAATGGGAAAAGTTCGATCTGTAGAATACGATGGTGGAATAAAGACCAAGTATATTCAAGAGTCAGATGGTAAACTCACTATTAATAATCAACAAAATGTAAATCCTTTGTTGAAAAGAAATAAAGAGCTTTATAATCATGATGATGGATATATGTCTAAAGCTAGAGAAATGAAAAGAGTAGCTAGTGTACCACCATTAGTGCTACAGATCTGGGCAAAAGAATATAATGGTAGCAACAACTGGTTTGCATTACCAAAAGAAATACAAAGAAAAATTATGAGAACTAAACTTAATAGTAATGAGTTTAGATATTTTAGAACAGCTAGTGGGAATTTATAATGGCATTATCAACATATTCAGAATTAAAAGCATCTATTGCAAACTTCTTAAATAGATCAGATCTCACTACTGAGATACAAGATGATTTTATTAAACTAACAGAAGCTGACTTTAATGCTAAGTTAAGAATTAGACAAATGGAACAACAAGATGATGTTACCATTAATGCTGAACAAGTAAATGTTCCTACAGGTTTTTTAGCTGTAAGATCATTTTATATATTATCATCATCAACTAAATATCCATTAGAATATATTACACCACATAATATGTTTGAAATAAAAGGTGGATCAAGAACTGGTAGACCAAGATGTTATACTATAGAGAGCGACAATGAAGTTGAAAAATTCAGATTTGGTCCTGCTCCTGATATTTCTTATACTGGGAAGTTATCATACTATAAAGCTATATCAGAGCTTAGTGATTCTAATACATCAAATTATATCTTAGCAAAACATCCAGCAATATATTTATATGGATCTTTGTATCATGCAGCTAACTTTCTTGGTGGAATAGATCAAACACAACTATCACAATGGTTACAGATGTATTCTACTGCATTAGAAAGATGTGAGAATAATGATAGACATGATACATATGGAGGTGCACCTGTTACACAAAGAACAGATGTACAAACAGATTTATCATTTTATAGGAATAGATAATGCAAGTACCTTTTGGAGAATGGCTACCTGATCAACCTGAACATTTAAAACCAGGTGCTAATGTAGCTACAAATGTATATCATACATTAAATACATATAAAAGATTTCCATCTTTAGTTGACTATACTACAAATAATATAGGTGCAAATGCTAGAGGTGCAGGTTCATTTAGAGATAACTCAAATAATATTTTTAATTTTGTAGCAACAAATACAAATATATATCAGTTAGCTACAGGAACATTTACATCTAGAAAATCAGGACTTACTGGTACAAATACAGATTTTATTACATTTACACAATTTGGTAACTATGTAATTGCTAGTAATGGAGTTGATGCACCACAATATTATTTAATGGGTACATCTACAAACTTTGCTAATCTTAGTTCTATAGTTACAGCAGGATCATTACCTACATTTAGAGTTTCAGGAGTTATTCGAGATTTTTTTGTAACAGGTAATCAACCTACAAAAACAAATAGAATACAATGGTCAGGTATTAATGATCTTACTACATGGCAAGGTAAACAAGCAGACTTTCAAGACTTACCTGGATCAGGTGGTAGAATAGTACATATTACATCTGGTGAGATAGGATATGTATTTAGACAAAATCAAATCATTCGTATGGACTTTGTTGGTGGATCTGTAGTATTTAGATTATCAGTTATATCACCAAATAGAGGAGCTGTTTATGGACAAACAGTTTGTCAAGATAATAGAAATGTATTCTTTTATTCTGATGATGGATTCTATCAATTATCAGGAGATACAATATCACCTATTGGTGCAGAAAAAGTAAATAGATTTTTTGATTTAGATCTTAACAAAGCATATACAGATAAAATTAAAGCAGCTGTTGACCCATTTAATCAGTTAGCATTATGGGCATATCCAAGTGTCAATACATCACCTAATGCATCAGGATTATGTGATAGAATTATTATATATAATTATGCTACTAAAAAATGGTCATTAGCAGAAGCTAATACAAGTGTAATTTTTCCACAATTTGTTGGAGCTTTTACAGTAGAGTTAATGGATATTATATCTGAAAACTTAGAAAATATTAATGCAGCTCTTGACACAGACTTTTGGAATGGTGGTCAAATGTTTTTAGGAGCTATAGATGAAAATTATAAAGCAGCTATATTTTCTGGAAACTCTAATGAATGTGAAGTAGAAACAGCAGAACTTGAACCTTTTGCAGGACTTAGAGCTAACATAACAGGAGTAAGACCAATCGTAGATGCAGTATCTACATTAACAGTAAAGACTAGAGAAAGAGTTGCTGATAATGAATCTGAATCTACATCAGTAACACAAAATAGTAGTGGTATGAATCCAGTTAGAAAGTCTGGAAGATACATTAGAGCTAATGTTAAAATACCATCAAAAACAACATTTACTCATGCACAAGGAGTAGATTTTGTATTAAGTAAAGCAGGAATAAGATGAGTGATACTAATGATATAGATAACGTACGATATTCGTTTGAGTCACAAGAATTTTTTCAAAGACAATTAGAACAAAGTGTGAACGAATTAATTAATAAAAATAATACAGAAAATGACAAAGCTTTTGCTTGGTTCATGAGTTAGGAGAAAAATGGCAGGAATAAAAGATTATAGTACAACAGCTAGTAATAACAGCTCAGTAGGAGGTGTTAATATAGCTGAAGGTATGTTACCTTCTAACATAAACAATGCCTTCAGAGCTATTACAGCTGATATTAGAGAGTTTTATAATGACTCTCAATGGGTAATTTATGGTGATGGTGATGGAGCACATACTTTTGCGTATGTTAGTGGAACAGCATTTACAGTTGCTGGAGCTAACGTAACATCATTCTATCATGCTGGTAGAAGGGTAAAAGCTGTAGGATCATCTACAGGAACAATAGTTGGAACAATAGCTAGTTCATCATTTTCTACAAATACAACAGTAAACGTAACTTGGGATTCAGGATCTTTACAAAATGAAACTTTAGTTATTTATGTAGGTATTTTATCAAAAACAAATAACTCAATACCAACTGGTATTATTACAGGAGCAAATTTATCTTCAGGTTTATTAGTAGATGCTTCATCACAATCAGGTAGCACACCTGATGATGTAACTGTATTTACAACATCTGCTTCTGACGCTAGATATTTTAGACAAGACTCTACAGAAACAATAGCATCAGGAGATGCTTGGAGTAATTCAGATACTAAAGTAGCAACAACTGCTGCTGTATCAAACAGAATTATAGATCTAGTTGATGATGTAGGTGGATTTGTACCAATAGCAAACGAAACAAGTTTTCCTAATGCTAATCCAGATGTAAACAATGGAGCAGGTACTATTGTTAGTATTACAGCATTATCCACTGGGATAACTTCCAACAGCTCTGGAGTAATTACTATAGCTAATGGAACAGTTGGAAACTCTACAGTTACCTTAAATGGTTGTGGAAACACAGTTACATTTGCAGCAGGATTTGGATTATTAGTTGAAACTACAACTACATTAAACACTTACACATTTGTAAGATTAGTTCCAAAAGCATCTGAAGTATCGATTGTTGCTGCCAATGCAACTAACATATCTAATGCTGGAGCAAACACTACAAATATTAATACAGTAGCTGGACAAATCAGTCCTACAAATAATATTGCTACACTTGCAGGAATATCAGGATTATCAGCTCTTGCATCAGCAGAAGCTAGTGGTCATGTAACAAATGTATCTAACAACCTATCAGGTGTAAACTCATTTGCTGAAAGATATAGAATAGCATCATCGGCTCCGACCAGTTCGTTGGATGTGGGTGACCTTTATTTCGATACGACAGCTAATGAATTAAAAGTTTATAAATCATCTGGTTGGGCAAATGCAGGATCATCTGTAAATGGTACTTCTGCTAGATTCCAATACACAGCTACTGGTGGTCAAACTACATTTTCAGGAGCTGATTCAGCAGGAAATACACTTAGTTATGATTCACCATTTATTGATTGTTATCTTAATGGTGTTAAGCTTGTTAATGGAACTGACGTTACAGTAACATCAGGTAACTCTGTTGTTCTAGCATCTGGTGCAGCTGCTGGTGATATTTTAGATTTAGTAGGATTTGGAACATTTAATGTTGCAGCAATAAATGCAGCAAACATTACATCAGGAACACTAGGATCAGATCGTTTACCAACTGTACCTACTACAAAAGGTGGTACTGGACTTACATCTTTAGGATCTGCTAATCAGGTTCTTAGAGTAAATAGTGGTGGTTCAGCATTAGAATACGCTGATGTACCAGGATTTGGTGGTATCTTAGGAGTATCTGATGGTGGTACAGGATTAGGATCATTAGGTTCAGCAGGACAGGTAATGAAAGTCAATGCTGGTGGATCTGCATTAGAATTTGGTAATGCATCTTCAGCAGAAGTTTATGGCTTTAATATGTCATTTGTGGCATCAACTGTAGCTTATACAGTAACTTCTGCATCATATGCAGGAGCTAATAGATTTCATATTATGGGTGCTGCTCAACCAACTTTAGAACTTATTGAAGGAAACACTTATGTATTTACATACCCTTCATCACATCCATTTGCGTTTTCTACAACATCAGATGGATCGCATGGTGGTGGATCTGAATACACTACTGGAGTAACAAGAGACTCAGGAAACAACAAACTAACTATAGTAGTTGCAACTGGTGCTCCAACATTGTATTATTATTGTACATCGCATTCAGGAATGGGAGGACAAGCAAATACACCAGCACCTTTTAATAACAATTTACAAGTAACAACGACCAATCAAGGTCAAGACAACATCACAAATACTCAATATGCTGCGTTTGATGATGTTTTATTTAGTGCGAGTGGTTTTACATTCTCACTTTCAAATGGCAGCTTAATAGCAACCATATAATAGGAGGAAAAAAATATGGCTACAATAGATATAGGCAAACTTTCATTCACTCATAAGGGTGATTATGCAGGTGGAACTGCCTACGTTGCTAATGATGTTGTCTACTATAATGGGTCAGCATACATAGCAAAAACATCAACAACAGGTAATTTACCTACAAGCACAGCTCATTGGAATACATTTTCTGCTGGTTCTGGAGGAATTTGGAATAGTGGATTATCAATCGGAACAGCAGGACAGGTAGTAAAAGTAAATTCTGGTGCAACGGCTTTAGAGTTTGGAACAGCAGACGATACTTATGGAACTAAATTGTTTCATTGTACTGAAGGAACTTTTGCAACAAACACTACTAACTCTTGGACAAAACTTGGTTTAACTACTGTAAGAACTAACGAAGTATCTGGTGCAAGTTTAAGTAGTGGTGTTATGACAATTCCTGCTGGAACTTACATTTCACAATCATTTTTTATGGCTTATAGAACTAATGGCTACAATGCTAGATTAAGAAATACAACAGATGGTGCAGATTTATTAATGGGTAGTGGTGGACATTCTTGGGGTAGTCCAAATGATGCATCTTCTTGTCCAAGTTTTATGAATGGTAAATTTACTATATCAGCACAAAAAAATGTAGAACTTCAATATTACATTGAAGATTCAAATAACCAAACAACAGTACAGAGTGGACATCCAAATAGTGTAATGCTTTGGAAAGTAGCATAAGGAGTAATACAATATGAAATATGGAAAAATAGAAAATAATATAGTTGTTCAAGTACAACCTAACTTTGAAGATGGTTTTGTTGAAATAGCAGATAATGTTGAAGCTCACATGGAACAAAAAGCAGATGGTTCATTTGACTTTCCACAATCTTACTATGACGCAATACAAGCTGAAAAAGATAGACTTGAACAAGTTAAAACAAATAGAGCAAGTGCTAAAGCTAAATTAATTGCTGGTGAGCCATTAACTGAAGCTGAAGCAGACGCTTTGGTAACATAATATGACAAGAGCAAGAGACTTAGCTGACATGATCAGCAGTGGTAAGATCGAATTAGCAGAAATTGCTACTTCTACACAGGAATCATTAGGTAATACAGACCTATATGGTTTTAAAAAAACTAATGGTACTGGTAGTCAGAAAGAGGATCTTATTCTTACAAAAACAAATGGCTCTGATAATATATCAGTAGCTACAAACGATAGTTCTCAGACAGATTTATTTGATGAGAGCTTTTTTAGTAAAAAAGGACTTACATTCTCAGTGAACTCAGATGGTGAACTGTTAGTGACAGTCTAACAACAAAGGAGAAAATATAAATGGCAACAGTAAATTTAGGTAGAATTAAGCCAGTATTCAGAGGTGCCTATAATGGTGCTACTGCTTATGTAGTTGATGATATCGTCACTCATGGGGATGAAACATTCATTTGTATACTAGCTTCAACAGGCAATGCTACTTCCAATGCTACCTATTGGACAAAATTAGCAGCTAAAGGAACAGATGGTACAGATGTAGGTACTACATTAACAACACAAGGTGATATGCTTTACAGAGATGGAAGTGGATTACAAAGACTAGCTAAAGGTACATCTGGTAATGTTTTAAAACAAGGAACTAATCACCCAGAATGGGGAACAGTATCTTCTGACTTTGTTAGACTTGCAAGTCTTACACAAACAAGTGAAGTACAATCATTTTCAGTAGATGGATATTTTACAAGTGATTATGATGTTTATAAAATATACTTAATAAATGCTACTGCTGATGGTAATAAATTTCAAGTGCAAGTAAATCAAGGTGGTTCAGCTGCAACATCTAGTGATTATCAGTATTTGGCAGCTTATAATGATTTGACTACAGGAAATACACCAAGTTCATCTACATCTCACTCAATAAACGATAGTCAATTTAGAATTGGTTGGCAAGATGATACAGCAAGTAGAAGACTCAGTTCTGAAATAACAATCTTTGACCCATTAAATACGAATAGATACAAACCAGTACATTATTCAGGAATGTCTTTTATGGGTTCTTATTGGTATTTAGTTCAAGGTGTTGCACAATATGAAAACAACACTAATGCAATAAGTGGACTAACTTTTAAAGGTCATAATTCAAG